GTTCAGCGTCCTTTATCTTATATCCGTCGGTTTCGGTCATATATTCAGCGTCCTTGACCTTGAAACCGACACTAAAGGCTCCAAGAACGCCGTCTTTAATAAGATCTTTTATTTCGTTGGCGGATTTAGAAATACGGGCTGTAATATCTAAACCGTTTTCGCCAACACTAAGTTCTTTTGCACGACCAATAGGTCTGTCATAGTTGTGATTAAACAATATAACTGGATTATTTTTAAAGTTCTCTAATCCACCTTTAGTCCATGCGTCATGTTCAATTATATCGCCAGCTCTGTCAACAGCATTTGTACTAGCACTTCCTTTGATGTCTAGTCCACCGTCGTCGTCTTCGCCAAGCATTTTGAACGAGTTTGTCCAATGAAATATTTTCTCAGACATAGTTATTCCTCCTTAACTTCTGCCTCAACCTTTTTAGCAGCTTTAGGTTTCGGTGCAGGAGCTACTTCGACTTCCACAGGAAATCTATGTAGTGCAGCGGCAACAACTCTGTTCCAAGAGCCAAACTTTCTCCTTAAAAGATAGTCCCTTACAGGAGCTTTCTCGTCCGCTTTATAATCTGATAGGCTTACGTAGTCTACATTCTTTGCTGCCATGTATTCTGATAAAGCCTTTAGCATCATGTTTTTTGTCATAATTCTTCCTCTGCGGGTGGGGTTTCTTGCGGTCTGCCACCTTCCTCTGGATTCGCGGCTGAACCTGCGATATTTGCAGGAACTCGCGGTTGATCGAATCCGTCAATCTTCTCAAATCTCAACGCCTCCCTTGCCTCATTCGGTGTTAATATTCCCGTATTTACAAGTGTGGCGTAGTAAGAAGCCTGATCTTTTAGTTCGGGTTGAAGTGCAGGCACATTGCTTACATCTTCATTCAGTTTAAAACCGAAGAACCTCTCGAAAGCATACGCTATCTTTCTTGTGATAGGTAGTATGGTTTCTAAATAATATAGTCGGTGATTTGGGCGAATATTCGCGTTGTTACCACCGTCCAATATAATGGGTGGAATACCCATTGCTTCTAGAATTATTCTTTCGTTTGACTTTATTGCCTCTTGAAAGTCTAACTCTTTGAAGTTTACTTCCGTTAAGTTTTCTACTTCAAGTCCGCCATCTAAGAAAAGAGGACGTCTACCACCAGATTGTGGGTTGTAACGGGCAACCCATGCTTGTAACATTCTCTCTTTGATTTTCTCAGAAAGAGTGTTTGGTGATTTAAGTACTAAGCCTGGTACGGCTCCGTTCTTGAAGAAGTTATCTTGAAAACGCCTCATACTTAACAATAGTTGCATTGTTCTGAACGCGGGTTTTAATCTAGGAACTCCACGATAAATGGAGTTAAATGAATTTTCTTTTATGTGAATAATCTCACTAGGAGAATATTCTATACTGTGGTCATATGTGAACTTTTCTATGTAAGTTCTTTCGTTACTTTCGATTGTAACTCTGTCTGCTGGTAGATGGTACAAATGAGCACCATCAAAGTAAACAAAAATGTTACCATCAAGTAGTAAATCTGTTACTAAGTTTCTTTTAAAAGTATTTATATCCTGAAAAGGGTTTGGTTCTCTATTCAGTAATAAATCTACTTTTGACTTTCTAACATTCTTAAAAATGCTAGTTTGTCCTTTTAAGGTTTCGCCTACATCAAAAGGTATATCCGATGAGTCGTCCACTATCATGTTGACTGCTCGGTTTACAACTTCTAATTGTTCATAGGCGTGCCTGTAATTCGTGATTACTTCACGGGAACTTATTGTTCCTCCTTCGTCACCCGCAATAAGATATTGGGAGGGATTTAGTTTCTCCTCCTCATCTATATTAGGTTGTCGACCTATAAATCTGTCATACCATGCCATGTTTTTCTCTCTGTATGCCCACCCATCTCGCTTGTTTTCTTGCTGTTACGACTTTGGGTCTTTTGCCATAGATTGAGTGCAGTTGTAGATGATGTTCATGACACAAGGTAACAGCCTCGTCGTATAATTCTTTGCTATGCTCTTCGATAAACTTTTCCCGTAGATTGAGTATATCTGCTTCTTCTGTTATTATCAACTTATTCTTTCTCAACCAAATATCTAGCAACTCTGTTAGACCGTTGAAATGATGAAAGTCCAGGTTTTCTTGACTACCACAGATATAACATTCAGTATCTTTTTTATATTGAGACTTAGCTTTGTCCCTGACATACTTTACTAAATCTCTCTTAAGAGTCATAACTTATTCCATTCTTTTTATTATACATAACTTTGGGTTCAATGTCAAGAACTATTTTTGGTACGGTGGTCATTAGAACGTTGTCGCCGTGGTCTCGAACGAATACAACGCATATCGTAGTGCATCTGCCATATGTGATGCATAGTTATGCACTGGTTTCTCTTTCAATAAATTGGGGTTTGGATCCCACTGGTATTGGTCAAGTGAGAGTAGTGATTCTTTACACCTTTGGTCAACTATGAGTTTATCATTATCACAAATCGCTGCTACATGACCAATGCCATCTAGAACTGATTTCTTTGCGTTAATAGTAGTAATATCATAGTTTTGCGCAAAGTCAAACCTCGTTTGCTGCGCAGCAGAATCAATGTAAATATAATCAATAGCCCATTTATTGATTAAATCTCTGATTTTTTCTGCGTGTTGTTCAGTTGTTCTTTCTGCATCTAAGTACTCATCTAGTAAGTAGTATTTGTCCGCGTCCCAATCATAACCTATGACACAGAAAGCTGTAGGGTCTTTGTAACCTACGTCCATTCCTGCGAATATATCCATTTTACTAGTGTCTAATTCTACTAAATCAGAAACACATTCTTCATGCTTAAAGCCCCATACCTGGCCTTCATAAGTGTTGAAGTCTGCCATATACTCTTGGTTAAACTCAGCTTCAGACATAGTCTTTCTAGCTTCCTGTATATCTTCTTCAGATATTCTAGGGTTTTCATGATAAGTAGCTTTTACACTAGCCCATTCTGGAAACTGGTCTGAATATCCTCTTTGAAAAAACTCTGCAAACCAATTATTCCTACCACGCGGTGTAGAAATAAAAAGTGCCTTTGAGTTGTCTTTGTCTAGTGTGGGTCGTAGTGCAACATTAAACGCATCACGTCCGTCGACAAGGGCCGCTTCATCAAAAATGATGAGGTCATAGGAGCGACCAACGACCGAATCCACTTGATTAACCGATCCCATACGTATCGTAGAATGGTTCGAAAGTTCAATAACTTTATCTTTTGCATTGTCTCTTAGTACCTCCAAATCGAAATGCTTAATCAAACTTCTTTGTAAATCAAATGAAATTTGAGAAAGTGAGTAGTTAGGTGACATAAGTAAAACGTTACTGTTTGGAACAAGACACACGAGTTGTCCTATCACATTTGCAATATACGTTTTACCTTGTCTACGGGAAACTGCAGCAGTAACAAAACGATACTTCGGATTGTTCATGCAGTTTATAATTGAATTTTGAGTTGTGTTAGGCTCGATACCTAATAACTCCATATATGAGTTGATGGGAAGTTTGATGAATCTATCTTCATCAAAAGTCATAAGAAAGCTGCTTTCTACATCAGTTCTACTGGTTTCTAGCATTAGTGTACAGTCTCTGGTTCAAATAAATTTTCTACTTCTTTCAGTAGTTCCCTTTCTTCCACGACACTATACAAGTACATAAAAGCAGCCGATAACATTTTCATGTCCTGCTCTCTTTTAGTCAGTTCTCTACGTTTCTCTGCTAAATTAAGAGCGCCCACAATCGTTGCCGCATTGAGGGCGTTCTCATCAAGCCATAACTTTCTTCCGTCAATTTGTTTCATATTACTTGCTTGTTTGTGTGTATTTTACTCCACGATAAACTCTGACTTGCTCTTTTTTAGGTTGCTTGTCTTTGTCTATAGTTTTGTATGGTGTACCTCTATATATGTACATAACATCTCCTATCTTTTTACGGAGATGTAAAAAACTTAAAAACATCTCCCTTGCTAAACGAAGATGCGTTCCTTCGGCTCCATGCCTACTTCCGTTCACTGCTACATTTAGAGTGAATGAACGATTTTTTGTTATTTATCTACGCCTCATGATTCGAGAGTGTGAACCCTTGCCGAATCTAGCTCTTCTAGGGCCAGCTGACTTTCCGAACCTTGGTCCGATAGCTTTCGCTCCTGAAGCATATCTAGCATGACTAAAGCTATTAGGGTTTCTACTATTAACGATAGCTCCTGCTCCC